GGTGGATTGAGGATCCGGATCCGTCCTTCGACACGGACCCAGTGACCTCCAATACAAAGATCGCGTGGGGGGAGAAAACCGGAGTCAAGGTGCTCCCCATCCGGGACTTCCTGCTCAACGCTTTCACCTTTATGGCTGTCGATACGTCGTACACTCATGGTCCTGACTCTGACTATAAGGTAGCAGTCGTGATGGCTGTTACCAGCGACAACTGCCTGTTTGTTCTAGATATGTGGGCAGGCCAGACGCCCGAGGACCAGCTGATCCGAAACGTGTTCCGACTGGCCGACAAGTGGAAGGTGCCCACTATCCACCCCGAAGTCGTGCGTGAGTCCGTCAACCTGTACCAGCAGCTGGAAACCCTTGTCCGCCAGCGAGCTACGGACATGATGGGAGTCCAGCACATTCCGAAGATCGTGCCCCTCCGGGTGGGCATGCTCAAGAAGGAATCCAAGATCTCCGGCATGCTGTTCCGCTTCGAGCACAAGCTCCTGAAGCTGCCCATGTGGAAGCGGATGGACAAGCCCTGGCGCGAGCTCTTTGACCAGATCGAGCAGTTCAACCCCGAGGCCCGAGACGGCGGCCTGTCCCACGACGACCACATCGACGCCGTGGCCATGTCCTCCATGATCCTTAAGTTCCGCCTCCCCAAGCGGGCAATCGACCCCGTGGGGGGACTTTCCGCCATGGACCGCCTGAAGGCTGGGGAACTGCAGACTATGGGGGTTCCCACCCTTGCAATGGTTGACTGGAACAAGATCAACACCGAAGATGTCCTTGACATCCTGAAGCCAGAGGAGCCCCTTGACGATGGCGAAACCCGAGTCTGATGGCAGTTACGTCACCATCCCCTACTTCCTGTATGAGGCGATGGCCCGAGCGTACTACGGACGGGTGGCTGGAGACTTTCCGGTGACTCGCCCCATTGCGAGTGAGTCCCCCCAGCCGAAGTTCACGGGTGACTTTGTTCTGGACGAGGAAGAGATCCCCACTACCTGGAAGCCCCAGGGACTCGCAGCTGAACTGAGAAAGAAGAAGACCCGTGCCACAGATTCCGCTAAGCCTGCCGAAGAAGCCTGAAGACATCGCAAAGCTCCTTCGGATGCACACCGATCGGGAGCGGCTGCGCTACAACTATCGCCGTTCCATCTGGCTGCTCGCGTGGCACTACCTGAATGGCGCCCGCCGGTTCGACGTCTTCGATCCGCTGACCGGTCGCTTGACCCCTCAGTACATGGACAAGGAAGGGAACATGGAGTTCCAGTCCCAGGATCTCCTGTCCATGATCGACCGTACCGTGGCCCGCATCGCCTCCATGGACCTGCGGCCCAAGGTCATCCGACAGGGCACCAGCCTGCGAATGATTCGTGAGCGATCCAGCGCCCAGATCATCGCGGACTCCCTCGTGTCAGAGCACCAGCTGTCGCAGGTGGTCAGCGACTTCGCGCACATCTTTGTGACTCTTGGCTGCTGTGGCATCACCGGCCACATCGTGGATGTGCCCACTGTTGGTCTGACTGCCGATCTTGAAGTGGTTCACCCTAAGGAGCTGTTCCCCTTCCCTGCTCTGCATCAGGACCACACCAAGCAGAGCGGCATGATCCGCCAGCGCGTGGTGCCGTTCGACATGCTGGAGGAGAAGTTTGGCGCTATCTCCAAGACCAAGAAGGACAAGATGGAGTGGTGGAAGGTTGACCATGGCGACGTCCATACGGATGTCGGCCTGGACGAGCCCGGATCCATGCTCCGTAATCCGTTTGACAACAGCGCAGTGACTACGGGTTCCAGTGCTGGTGGTGGTAGTTCCACTGATGTTGCTCGAATCCGCGAGCTGTGGATCAATGGGCCTCGTGACACCTGTGTGCGATACGTAGTGACGAGTGGTGATGTCGTGATTGTGGATGAGCAGTACAACGATGCTGCGATGTACTGCCCTATTGGATGGGCCCGCTTCTGCGATACCGGTACTTTCTATGGCGCTGGTCTGTTCGACATGCTCTTCGGCATCTCTCGCGAGGCCGAGCGCATGATGAAGAGCCTGTTCAACAACATTCGCGACATGGACCGCTACGGTGTTATGGTCCTGCCGCAGGGCAGTATGAACGAGCGCACCCTGCTCAAGGATGTGGGCCGTGGCCTGCGCGTCATGAGCTACACGCCGGATCCGCTCAACGAGAACTTCAAGCCGTTCGTTGTGCAGCCCTACAACGCAGGCGATGCACCGGGCAAGGTAGCCCAGTTTGCCCGTACCGTGATGCAGCAGATCGCACCCATCCAGGATCTGATCCAGGAGAAGGGTCGAGTGGAGAGCGCCACGGGTCTGCAGTTCCTTGACGAGCAGATCACCCGTGCGATGACCAATCCGAGCATCAGCATCCAGAGGGCCTTCGGCAACATGTACCGATCGGTGACCGCCAAGGCCGTTGGCGAACTCGTCAAGGCCCCACGCACCATCCCGGTGAACAACGTGACGCTGGATCTGGCTGGTGCAGTGCTGGATCTGGACAAGTCCGTCGTGACGTTTGACCAGAACCCGCTGCCTGATGTTCCGCATCTGACGTTTACGGTGCGCCAGATCAATCCTCGTAGCGAGGTGGCTCGTAAGGAAGAAGCCATGGCTCTTCTGAAGTCTGGAATGACGGACCCTATGGCAGTCAAGATCTTCTCGCTGAAGGAGGGTCTGGACTTTGCCCTTTGGATGGACGAGGACAAGGGTGCCTACGAGACCATCGTGCAGAACATCCTCCTGCTCTACGGCAACGGCCAAGACCCGGGCCAGATCGTGGTCGCGCCTCACATGGTGCGGCCGGATCTGCAGCTGCGTGTGCTTAGCGGATTCATGACCAGTCCTCTGCTGTCTGCCGCCAGTGCGGAGGTGCAGGAGGAGTTCAAGAAGTTCAGGGATGCCATGCTGCGGTTCATGGGCCAGACGCTCCCGCAGCAGATCCCGACACCTGATGAGGCAGCCGCCATGGGCATGCAGCCTCAGCAGCCACAACCAATGCCCATGATGCAAGGAATGATGCCCAATGGCTGACGAGACGACGCCAAATCAGGAGACTCAGGAAACTCAGACCACGACGAACAACGTCGTGGACATGGACGCAAAGATTCGTGCGGGGGGACAGGAAATCCCAGTTGCAGATCTGCTCAAGGCAAAGGAGGACCTGGAGTATCTGCGACAGGACTACGGAAAGCTGGTCGCTTTTCGCGACGCGACTACTAAGGTCATGCGACCGGACGTGGACCCCTCGGTGAAGGAGCAGGCCGCCCGTCAGCTCCTCGTTGACATGGGCTATCGCGGCGAAGAGGTGGACCAGTACGTTCAGGATTGGATGAACAACCAGCAAGGAGAGACCGTGACCGACAACACCGAAGACGTGGGGGGCGATGAAGACGACCGTAGTGCAGAGGAGGTGGCAAACGCCATTCTCCGTGCGCAGCAGGAAGCTCAGCGGGCCCAGGAAGAGCTGCAGCGGATGAAGGCCGATCAGCTCAACAGCCGACTCAATGCCCAGATTGTCATGGGGCTTGAGATGGACCAGAACGCCCGTACAATGCTGGGCAAGCTCGAAGAGATCAACGGAAAGGAAGCCCTTTCTGGTGCACGAGCCGCGATCGAGAGGGACATTCGCCAGCAGACGCTGGACAACCTCCGAGCCCGGCGCACTCAGGCAGGGGTTTTCGAAGAAGCGTGGATCAATGAAGAGTCAGCCAAGGCCACTCAACAGGTTTTGGCGAAGTACCGCTCGGTAATCGGCGACCCGAACCGTCTTGGTCGGGCCCCGGAAACAGACAGTGGTGCGGGTTCCATCTTTAACCGTCCTGCCGTCCCGGCTCCGCGTTGGAAGCCCGGGGTCACTGCTGGCGACATGGAGTCTGCTCTTGACGCATTCAACAAGGATGCACTGAGCCGACTGGCCGCCGGTCTTGACAGCGGTAGCGACACTCGTGCCTGAACACCTCACTACAAGGAATTGAAACATGCCTGCAACCTCTGGATCCCTTTTCGATCGTCACAGTAAGCAGATCGAGGAGGTCATCAATAAGAACGTCGACACCATCCTGCCGACGCTCGACGCCGCTTGGCGTGACACCATCGTTACCTCTCAGGGCGTGGGCCCCGCCAGCGCGATCGGTCGCGATATGCACATCCTCAAGCTCTATCGCGGCGGTCTCACCGGCGTGATCGAGAACGCTGCCCAGTACAACGACTTCGTGCTGTACGGCGACAACACCACGCTGCTTGGTGACAACACCGACGCGGGTACTCGCAACAATGCGAAGCTGTATCGGCAGTCTGCAACTCAGACTTGGCCGAGCGCTCTTGAGGGTCCGGCCATCAACACTTATCGCCTCGGTATCGGCATGCGCGCCATGCTGACCAACCTGGCGATGACGATGGGCGAGCTGCAGGCGGAGGCCACTCCGGCCTTCATCGGCGACGTGATTGCTCCGAAGCTCAAGGGCTTCGCGCAGAACCTGTCGCACACGCTCTGCAACTACTGGTACGTCAGCCAGAACAGCGGTTATGCTCTGGCCTCGTTCAACGCTGGAACTTACAACATTCCGGCTGTGACCAATGGCGCCCAGGATTCGTTCTCGTTCATTCCCAGCAATCAGGCTGTGGACCGCTTCTATGTGGGTCAGCGTGTGGATCTGTACAAGGCGACTGCTGGCGTGCCCAGCACCGCCGCGACGGCCACCGACCTCATTAACTCCAGCAGCAGCGGTACGCTTCGCGTGAAGTGCTTCGTGAGCGCTGTGGATGAACTGACCGGTACGGTCACCATCCGCATCGTGAACGATTCGGGCGCCAACATGTCGGCCTTCTCGACGAGCGCGGCCAACAATGTTGCTGTCTGCTACGCGAACAGCAAGCTGCAGGGCGGCGCTGCCTTCACCGGCATCGCTGGCATCAACAGCTGGATGAAGTTTGGTGACAGCTCGGGCGCTAGTCCCACTGACGCGAACTGCCTCCTTGGTGCTGAGCGAGTCACCAACGAGCAGATCAACGTCAACCAGCACCCCGAGTTCAAGTCCTTCCGCGTGCAGAACGTCGGCGCCCTGACTGAGCACAAGCTCCGCCAGTACGTCCGTCGCTTCCACGCTGCGAAGAACAAGTACGGTCAGACGATCGACTGCCTCATCGCCAGCGATGGCGTGTGGCTGGCCTACGAGGCGCAGAAGATCGGTCAGTACACCCTGGAGCGCACGGGTCGTCTGTCGAACCTCAACAGCGAGGGCAGCGACCAGGGCTTCAAGTTCACCTTCGAAGGCCGCACCTACAACGGCTACACCTCGACCTACATCGAGGACGGCGTTGTGTACGGTCTGAAGAAGGGCGGCAACAACTGGAAGCGTTACGTGCCGCCCGATCCGAAGGGCGTGCAGAAGTTCAGTGAGGCCGACAGCTTCGTTCCCTTCAGCTTCGTGGTCCCGGCTCTGACCGGCACCTCGTCGACGAAGTGGCCGATCCTGAACGGCAGCAACCTCACTGAGGCGATGCAGATGCCGGGCATGCTGCGTATGCAGCTCGTCCCGGATCAGCCTACGGGCCTGAAGCTCGAAGGCGTGACCACGGATCGCGTCTGGATGTGATCCTCCTGAGGGGGCTGCGGTGCCCCCGGCGTCTCGATGGGGGGTGGACTTCGGTCCACCCCCCGCGAGCGCACAGGCCCAATAGGAGACCAGATGCCAACCAGGATCGCCGCAATTTCGTGCACTCACTCTCCGTTCACTCCGCAAAGCGTCCATCACTGGCTGTTGGAAACCCTGTCCGCTCTGGACGGGGTTACGCACTTTGTGCACCTCGGAGACATCTTCGAGGCCTCAGCAGCCTCCGTGCACCCCGACGAACACGACCACACCCTGCTTGACGAGTACCGTCACGCCTCCGCATTCCTTGCCTCCATCCGATCTGTCCTTCCTAAACGGACACATTTCCACGCCATCATGGGCAACCACGACGACAACCTCCGTTCCCAAGACCCCCGCCGTATCCCCAAGGCCCTGCGCGACGTAACCGACTTCATGCGCACGGAGCCCTTCTCCCACGAAGCCAAGTTCTGGCACTGGACCCCGTACCGTAAGGACAAGCGCGGATGCCTCGAAATCGGCCCCGTCGTCCTGACCCACGGCTTCGACGTCGGCCAGAACTCCGACGAGCTGGAAGCCCTCCAATTCATGAACATGACTGGTGGGGCTGCCCACCGCCTGTTCATCCGTGGCCACACCCACCGGCCCGTGCCCCCCACGCAGTGCCACCGTACCCGTTCCATCCCCCTCCCGTGGTGGTACATGAACGCCGGTACGTGCGGCCCGCTCTCCCCCTCTTGGATGGCCCGACGCGACACCTCTCAGTGGGGGGCCGCGATCGCCGTAGTGGACATGGTCCGCGATCCCTCACACCGCAATCGAGGACGCCAATGGGAAGCACGGTTGATTCAAATGGACGAGTGATCCACCGGGTCAAGATCAACGGTCGTACCTGGCGGGTTGCCCTCACGCCACCCCGACAGATGGGTACCGACTGGGGTCGCTGCTGGGACAAGGAGAAGCCTGGCCGCCACCCACTCATCGAGGTCCGACGTTCCCTCGGCGAGTACAACCTCCTCGACACTGTTGTCCACGAGGTCCTGCATGCTGCCCGTCCCGAACTGGACGAGCACGCTGTCGACGCCACAGCACGTTCCATTGCCCGGGCTCTTTACCAGATGGGATGGCGCCGTAAACTGGACTGACCATGTATAACTTCAACAAGCCCAAGATGTCCAAGCCAGCCGCCCTGCCCATGAAGAAGGGCCCTGTGTCCAAGAAGTCCGGCAATCCTCAGAGTGCCAAGTCGATTCTGGCCATGATCCGAAAGCTGCCTAACAAGATGGTGCAGCAGATCTACAAGGGTCTTGAGTCGCTGGAGCCTGATGATCTCGACATGCTCGGCAAGAAGAAGTATCCGGGAGAGTGACGTGGCCAGCGCCAAGCCTAAGTTCCAGTTCAAGGCCAAGCACAAGAACCCCATGGGTGGGCTCTCGGAGCTTGGTCGCCGTGCCTACAACAAGGCTACGGGCGGCAACCTCAAGCGCCCGCAGCCTGAGGGTGGCAAGCGCCGCAACTCCTTCTGCGCCCGCATGAAGGGCATGAAGGCGAAGCTCACCAGCTCCAAGACTGCGAACGACCCGAACTCCCGCATCAACAAGTCCCTGCGCGCCTGGAACTGCTGATATGGCGAAGGACGCCTGTTACAACAAGGTGATGGCGTCCTATGGCAAGTGGTCAGCCCGTGCGGCTCAGGCCACCGCCAAGTGCCGTAAGGCCAAGGGCCAGGTTCGTAAGACGCAGGCGGGAGCCAACCTCAAGCGATGGACTGCCGAGAAGTGGGTGGACACCCGCACGGGCAAGGCTTGTGGTGCTGGTGGCGACAACGAGTATTGCCGCCCCAGCAAGCGCGTGAGCAGCAAGACGCCCGTCACCCGTGGCGAGATGTCAGGTTCCCAGCTGGCTGCGAAGAAGGCTGAGAAGTCCCGTGTTGGTATGCAGGGTGCCTTTGGCAAGAAGGTCTCTGCCGTCCGTAAGAATCCACTCCGTTCACTTGGAGGACTCTCCCGTGGCTAAGAAATGGATCCAGAAGGTGGCTGCCAGCATCAAGCGTCGTGGCACCGAGGGCGTCTGCACCGGCCCTAAGTTCGGCGGCCCGACGTGCAAGCCCGGCTCCCGTCGCTACAATCTCGCCAAGACGTTCCGCAAGATGGCGAAGAAGTGAGGCGCTTTGCCCCCAGTTCGCCGACTGCCTACAGATGTGCAAATGCTACCGCCTCCGATGCGGTTGCTGCCCGTTACCCGAGATGTACCGGGAACTCGTAACCCAAGCACACTGAAGGTTCAGGGGGCAAAGAAGATTCTGAGTGGAGAGCTGAACGAAGAGACATACGTTCGCGCTCTTACTAATGAACTGCTTGGCCAAAGTGAGGAGTTCTACAAACTCTTAGGTGGAGGTCAGGATTGGACTGATCGTTTGGGTCAGACCCAAAAGATGAGTCGAGCGGATATCTACAAGGCCTACCTTCTGGCCTCCAGGATGAATACTGCTGCAGACGCGAGCGCTCGCGGGGTTCGCCAACTCACGCGATTGCCTCCCCGCATGTTTGCTTTTTCGCAACGAGATGCAGATCTTGCTGGTCAAGTTGTTAGCTCAGCATTCCGTCCCAGGCCTGACGCTGAGATCTACGAGCTTCTTGCGTCCACCCCAAAGACTGGGCCTCTTGAACTCATCAAGACTGCCCGCATTCCATTTGTTGACGTGGACACCCCTAGCACTGGCAGGTTCAAAGAAGTCCACCCCAAGTCAGGAATCACCGCCTCCTCCAAGGCTGAAGCCCTGGACATTTTGCAGCAGTTGTCAAACCAGTTGGGGTCAACCCTCCGAGCCTACGTCTCACCTGGTGGACTGCGGGCTTTTGACGTCTCCCGTGAGCGTAATCCAATGGACTTCTACCGAGCCGTGGGGGGACGTCTCTTGAAGAAACTGGATCCCAACTACGTTGCTGGAAGTCAGCGTGAGGGATGGTTTACCCCGGTTGGTAGAGCTGTTCGTAGATGGGATCCTAAGAGCAAGAGCTATTACGCTTTCTCCTTGGAGAACGTGTATGACTTCCCTGGCTTCCCTGTCCGTACCGGACCCAAGTTCAACAGGAACCCACTGGATGACTACATTGCAGCATCCATTGGTAACATTACCCCACAAGGTACGAAGGCTGGACAGGGCACCATAAACCCCGCCATGTTGGAAACTGTGCTTCAAATGCACGACGTGCGGGCAGCTGCAAACCGAACTCCGCAGTCCCGTAGCGCTATGATGGGAGATCTGAAGGAGCTCATTGGTCAGGGCATCAAGGGACCAACTTTGGAGTTCATCAAGAAGAACTACAGACTCTTGGTAGCTTTGGGCCTGTTGCCCGCAGCAGCCATGGGAGTAAACACACCAAATGGAACAGACCAACGAAGCGCCGCTTGACATTGAAATGATCTACGACCCGGTGGCCGAGGCCCATGGCGAGGGTCTGGTCATCGACGCATCCCGACACCGCATCATGGCGGATGGCGACTTCATCCTGTGGGCCCGCCGCCACTACAAGCGGCCTACCCTGTTTGAGTACCACCACCTGGAATCGGACAACATCGTGCTCTGTGACTGGCTGATCCGTGGCCGTGTGGCCCAGGAGCTGGAGGCATACGAGTATGGCAACCGCCCAAGTCGAGCCTTTCTAGACAGTAGAATTATTTTGTGTGACGAGTCAGCAGCGGCCATCAAGCGGAAGATGAGACGATCGGCAGAGGCTCGTCAGCGTGTACGGGATGAAGCCATGGAGGAGCGAAAGCAGACCGCCAAGCACCTTCGACGCCAAGGATTTGAACGAGAGGCGAAGAGCATGGAAATGGGCTTGTCCCACTTTACTGGTACGCTGGAGGGTGGTGAGGAACTGGCTGCCATGAAGGAGGACTTGGTTAACATGGCTCGTGGCCGTATCATCACCCACGGCTAACGAAAGGACCCTCCATGAGCATGATGGGCAACTACAACCCATTTGAAATTGCAAAGCAAATGACCGCCGCTAAGGAGGGAAAGTTCTACGGGGGCGGTCTTTACAACCCAATGAGTGGTGGCTTTCAGGCCCCTATGAGCACAAGCTTTAACCCTGGTGCAAAGGTTGCCACAGCTGGGAGTGGACCAGTTACTTACGGTTCCGGTGGACAGAACAACTCAAATCAGGGTTTGGGTAGTCTTCTTTCGTCTGGAAATTTTTTCACCAACATGAGCAATCCCCTTAGCATGCTTATGGGCATGATGCCTGCTCCTGGTCAAAGGATCAATCCACTTGGTCCAGCCCAATACATGACCAGTCTGTTGGGTCGACTCAGTCAACCTAACTATGTGTCCAAGTCCCCCAGTATGAGCTTCACTCCTACTAATCCTATGAGGCTCCAGGGCCCCGTGACTTTTGGCGGTATTGGTGGTCCTAACACGGTCATTGTGGATTAACTATGGATCCCACCGGCTCGTTCCTGAAGACGGTTATTGAGCGCGTCCGAGGCTACCTCGACGACGGCGACTTTGACGCCAAGTACACGGACCAGTTCTTGGTCAACCATGTCATCATGCCAGGCCTGGTGGATGTGTGGTCACGCTGCTCCCTGAGCGCTGACAACCCCGTCATGCTGTCCTATGGCATCACCTTGGTCAATGACCAGGAGTGTTACGTCATCCCACCCTGCGTAGGCGAAGTGCACGAGATCGTGCAGTACACAGGAAACACTGGGTCCCAGGTCAACGATGGAATTCCCACTGCTGATCTCTACCCTGCCCACCGAATGAGCGTGGGGGGACAGAACTGGGCCATTGAAGGGAACATGATCTGCTTCCGTCCGTTCCCGCAGAACCTCAGCGGCAACACGACGTGGACGATCCGCTACACCACCAATGGTGACATGATGCCGCACTACTGCGCACTTACAGATGCCAATGGTGGAACGCTCACTACAACCAGTAGCTTTACACTTCCATCTGCTGTTGGCACTGGCGGACTGGGCCAGATTGACATCCGCGAGAACGCCTACGCAGGCCAGGTGCTCCGACTTCTAAATAAGGCTGGAAGTCCAGGACTCACGGTTCGTGAGGAGCGGGTCATTGAGTCGTACAATCCTGCCACTCGCGTGTGCACGCTGCGTCATCCATTCACGACCAATACAGCTGGTGCCTCATCGTACTACGCATATGAGATCTGCCCCCCACAATCTCAGGGCATGGTCGAGGCGGTGTCGCTGGCCTGCTCGTTGAAGCTGGGCGCGTGGCGTAAGATTGCCCAGTCCCACGCTCAGATGCTGAACATGCAGTACCGATCAGCCATCAAGACCATCGGTGACAACCTGTCTAACATGCAGATGCGTACGGGCAAGGGCTGGGCCAAGGACACCCGAGACAGCTCAGGCTGGTATCCGTAACCATGTGGTATCAGACCTCCCACCTGATGACTTCTCCCCCAAGTGAGACTCAGCGGTGGGGGTTTAGTGCCATTCCAAACTATACACGATCTCCCTTTGGGTCTGTGGTAGATGGAGAAGGCCCGATGTCAACCAGTGGGTTCTACGGACTGGTCCCCAACAACAAGCAGAGCTACGGTTACAATATCAGCATCAACAAGGACCCGGTTGACGAGTTTGACTATGCCAGCCTGTCTTTCCGTCCTGGTGGATATGCTGCCAATCCGCTGGCTGGCATGCAGTTTACTGACTGCACCACATGAGCCTCTACATCAAGAACGGTAAGATCGTTACGATCAACGGCCAACTTGCCGCTGGTGGCGACTGTTGTGGTGCTCTGTCAAACTGCGACAGTGATGGTGGTGGCGGCGGTGGTGGTGGTGGCGGTGGCGTGAACGGTGCATGCTGCACTCTTGACACCAACGGCATTCCCGTGTGCACGCAAACTGACGATGCCGGGTGCAATAGTCTCAATGGTGTTTTTAAACCAGACAAGGTTTGTGGTTGCCAATCGGGTGACTGTAGGGACGTATGTGGTAAAGTCTGCGGCACGCCAGGAACTACCTCCTTTGATCCGTGTCAATCGTGTAACTTCTTTGGGAGTGCTGCAGCGAATGCCACGGGCGGCATTCCTGGGTGTCCTGGTTATGGTGGTGGTTTCGGATTGGGGTTCTAATGAAGACTTACCATTCGTATTGGAGTTCTGGGTGGGCTGGAAAGCCATCCCCATTCATACTTGATCTGCATCGACTCTCGGCTTTCTTGGCCAAGAAGCACTACGGAGAAGTCCACTTGGTGACGGACTCCGAAGGTGCGGAGTCTCTTGGTCACTTGGGCTACACCACTGTGAGCACCGAGTTGGATCAGTTGCCCAAGGAATACTACAACGTTTGGTCCCTTGGAAAGATCTGGACCTACAAGAAGGCAGCCGCAGAGGGCGTCCCCTTCATGCACATTGACTACGATGTGCTTCTTTGGAAACCACTCCCGGTTGAATTTACAAGTAGCCCTGTCTTTGTAGAGCGCATCGAGCACGATGTAAACCGCCTGTACAACGTGCCTGCTTTTTACGACAACTGTCCAAAGCTTCACGATCTTGAGGGCTCACGTGATTTGGATAGAGCAATCAATGCCGGAGTAGTTGGGGGGACCAACACGGCATTCTTGGGCGAGGTGTATGGCAAAGCTTGGGACTTTGTCATGGACCCAGAGAATCGGGAGTTCATGACTTCAAATGGCGTTCTCGATGGGCCTAGTTGGCTTCGTGCAACTGTTGCTGAGCAACTGTACTTCTACTGGTATGCCAACCTACGAAACCAACCCCTTGTGTCTCTCTTGACTGCTTTCCCGAACGCAGTCAAAAATGAACAAGCAGATCAACTTGGCTACACCCACTTGTGGGGGGCAAAGTCATACCCCGATATTCAGAAACGCATTTTGGCCAAGTGCAAGGAGTTTGGTCTCCCTACTGCTAGTGATCCTCACGACACACAGTGGGCTGTAAAGGGGGTCAAGAGTCTTATCAAAGCCATGGCCCTACCAGATACCGACCAATCCAATGCCCGCCTAGAGATCTGCAAGACGTGTCCCGAGTGGACTGGAAGCCGATGCAAGGTGTGTGGCTGCTTTACCAAGTTCAAGGTAAGGATCGAAAAGGAACACTGCCCCATCGGCAAGTGGTGATATACTGGCCCGACCCCTCACATACCGTGGGGGGACAAGGAGTCACACATGATGCTTGCTTCGATTGAGTCGCTCATTGGCAGCACGTGGGCTGCCCTCGCCACCTTTGCCATCGGCTACGTGGCCGGTCACCTGGTCCCTATCGGGAAGATCGCCTCGTGGATCCCCGGCAAGCGGGACTGATCCTCGTCTGCTTTCTGAGTCTGGGGTGTTCGGCCTCCCGGCGTATCGCTGAGGAGGCCAACACCATTTCAGATCGGGCCGATCGGATCGCGCACATCTCGGAGCAAATCGGCCACACTTCCAAGGAAGTGGAGTCAATTCGATCCGCCACTGAGATCCAGTTGGAAGCCAGGAAGATTCGTCAGTCGGTGGCAGAAATACATGGTCAGCTTCCGGGGGTAACGGACAAGACACCATGGTGGGCAGACATTATCCGCTGGCTCCTTATTGCATCCGCAGGCGCTGCCCTTGTGTGGGTCCTCTACGCAACGGGGGCCGCCTCTGCCATCCGAGTTGCCATTGGGTGGATCCCCCGACGGAAGGTCAACGAAGCGGAGATGGCAGCGGCCACCCTAGCCCAGGACAAACCCGAGACCCTGCGGGAGTGGATAGCCATGAAGAGGGCATCCGACAGGGAGTTTGACGCAGCATGGCGCAAAGCGCAGGAGACCAACAATGCGAACCGAGGACATCCTTGACATCCACCGTGACCTGTGCAGCCAAGCCCAGGAGCTGATGTGCCGCAAGCAGGCTGACTACACCAACGGGACAGACGACCCGTTCCGCAACTTCCAACTTGGACCCAGCATGGGCGTGGGCACCATCCCCTCTGGCATCTTCATCCGCTTCCTGGACAAGGTCTCTCGTCTTGCCACGTTCATCCACAAGGGAAAGTTCCAGGTGAACGAGTCCCTACAAGATACAGTGGTGGACGGAATCAACTACTTGGTTCTGCTGCAGGCGTCGGTTATCTTGGAGGAACGAAGGAAGTCCCCCCACAATGCCAGCCAAATCCCCCAAGTTGACGTTCGGTCAGATCTGGAACACCATCACGCAAACGGGGACCTTTGCGTCAGTCGTCACGGGCGTGATTATGATTCCCGTGGAGATCGGGCGTAGGGACCAGATCCTGACCCAGCAACAGCAGACGGTGCAGGAACTGCGGGGTGTCGTGAGCGACTTGGTGAAGACGACGATCAACCTGACGGGCAGTGACCGGGTCCACGACCGGGACCTGAATGATCTTCGTGCTCGGATTGACAAGCTTGAGGCAAGGCGTGGCTGACCAAGATACAAGCTGGACATGGAACTTCTCTGGGCCAACGACCATGTCGAAGGCCCATTCGCGTGCCATTCTTCCCAAGGAAGTGGCATGGGATCTTGTCGGCTTTGACGGCAATGAGACCGGCTCTCTTCGCACCCATCCTGGATTCAAGCGCCTAGCTGGAGATGGGGGCACCTTCACCCCCACCACTGGCGGTGCAGGCATGGGCAAGGTCCGTGGCTTCTGGCCCGTGACGGTCATCACAAGCAGCTCCTCATACCTGTACGGCTACGTCTGGGCAGAGTACACCCTCGTCTCAAGCACCACCCACACCATCACCTTCTACGGAAAGTTCCACAACGGCACGGACTGGGTCAGTCCACAAGTTGCAAATACGACCCACAAGGTTCTGGAGCTGGAAGCAACGACCGATGGGTCAGACACTACTGAGATTGATGTGCAGTCCAGTGGTCGGTTCCTTTACTTCTTTGCTCGTGGTTACAAACCAGAGATGGCGACGTT